AACTTGTTGAATCTGACCTGATGCTATTTGACCCTGTCCCAATGTCTGACCTACTTGTGATGTACCTTGAGCAATTGCATTTGCATTAGAAGGTAGTCCCGCCATTCCTTGAAGACCCATTAATTGCTGATTATATGATTCCAAAAGAGCTTGATTCTGAAGTCTTACATTATAATCATAAAGATTATATTGTGTATCTCCTGACCTAAGACCTCCAGTTGCTGAAGCATTCCTTAATATAGATTCTTCTCCAGCTTTCTGACTACCCATAATACTTCCATATAAAGGAGATTCTTTTGCTCTATCAATGAGATCTTGTTGATTACCTAAACCACCTTCAAGACCATATAAACCACCTAATTGAGTTAATGCACCCTCTCTAAACTGTTGAGGTATAGCTTCTCTTTCTTTCAGATAATCAAGAGAAGCTTGCTCACTAGATGCTTGAGTTTGTGCAGCATCTGCTGCTGTATTTGATGCTCGTCTTGAACTAGACGATGACACATATGCACCAACTAATGCTGCCCCACCTATAGCTACGGCTACTCCTGACATGGCTTTACTCCTATTAACTTTAGGTTATCCCTATAGTTTGTTGTTATTTCATCACCTAAAAAACCAGCTTTACAACCATTTATATTTGATATTGCTACAAGAAAAATATCACCATTAATTTCAATCATTTTTGCATTAGGTACTTTAGAATGATTTGTAAATCTTCCTATTGGTGTTCTCTTTCCACCAATTCTAGCTGGACCAATTACTTCTTCACATAATATTGGTGATGTTGCAAAAATACCTATTCCTTCAATCATAGACTTAGAAGTAGAAAATTTATAACTACCATTGGGCATTGGAATTTGATCTTGTTCATTTTCAGTTTGAGTTCTTACAGTTTCTTCTGTTACTCCAAATTCAGAAAGTAAATTATGGAAATCTGCAAAATCTTCTAACTGTTTCATATTAGCTTCTTCCCAACCTAAACTTTTATCAAGATACATCTCTTCCAATTTTTCCACATCTGTTTCATTTGTAGAGTAGACATTCAACCAAATCATATCTTCTAGGATAAACCCACATTTTCTTCCAGGGTTTCCTATGTAAATTTTAGGTGCATGTACTTTTGTAATTGTTCCATCATCATTGAGTACAGCTATAATTCCTTTTATCATAACATTCATTTGACTTTGTTTTTGTTTGTGACCAATTGCAAATGTTCCTTTTGGAATTCTAACTTCCCTAATATATAAATTATCACCAAAATGATGGATTACTGGACATTCAACTTGATCAATTTTAAGACACTCCTTTTCGAGGTCTTCTAATTTTAACTGAACTCCTGATTCAAATATTTCAGTAATATTCATTTATACTATTTCCACCACATCTAAATTTACAGTTAATTGATCTGCTACACTTGCAATAGCACTCAACACATCAGTTGCATCAAGTACTTGTCCAACTATTTCAGGACATTCATAAGTTTCTAAACTTCCAATAGGTTTCAAATTCATTATGAGGTTATCTGCACCAACTGCACCACCACTTGGAACTTTATTAAATGATATAGTGGCAACAGTTGTAGTGTCATTGGTAACTGTGCATTTTAATACTCTTGCTGCAGTATTTGCAGGACAAGTATACAAAGTAGTATCAGCAATTCCCGGTTGTGCCAAATAAACATTTTTAATTGCAATTCCCATTATAGCTCTCCTATGTAGAAGTTAAATATAAAATCATAACTTTAATAGTTCCAGTATCAACTAAAGTTGTAAGATCTTGAGCTGTACCAGTTTCATTGTACGCTTCAATTTGAATATCATTTCCTAAACCTGTTACATAAGCAGTTAAACCTGCAACACCTGACATATTTAATCCAATAACTCCGATAGCCATTATACAATTACCGCTTAGTCCAGCTGCTTCTACTTTTAAAACTACTCCAGCACCATCAAGAGTATAATTACCTGTAGTTGCTCCCTTAGCAACATTATCAGTTGGTCCATCACTATCTCCATTCCAAAGAGATACTAATTCACAATCTAAAGTAGCAGGATTTGTTCCATCAGCAATAGTTAAAATTGAATATCTTAAAACTCTTCCATTTATACCATCCCCATTTATTTCATTTACTTCTGCTCCATTTTCAATTCCAGCAAGTTTATTTATATTAATATATGGTGTAGATGGAAAAAAATATCCTATACTAGCTTCTAAAAGAGACAATCGTTTATCATATGATTTTGAAAATACTTCAAATACTATTTCTTTTTTAAGTCTCTGTATTTCTTTATTGTAGTTCTGTTGAATAGGAAATACTTCAGATATTATTTCTTTTTTAAGTCTCTGTATTTCTTTATTGTAGTTTTGCTTAACAGAAAATGTTTCTGATGCTATTTCTCTACTTATATCAGTGTTAGTTGATGCATCAATACCACCAACTCTTTTATAAAGTAGTCTAAAGAACTCCTGCCACTCCATTGTCATAATTCTTTCATCACCAATAAACATAGGTGAAGCAGGAAGATCTGGTAAACTCAATTTCTCTGCCATTATGAATACATCACTTTCATTAATCCAAAAGCCATTTTAGATTCTGAAATTCCCCTGAATTTAAAACCTACATAATTTCTTACATATCCAATACGTCTAGCAATAAACCTGTCATTATAACCCAAAGGTTTCCCATAGTCTAACCAGTATTCACTACCATAAGTTAAACCATTTCCTGTTTTTGAAAAAGCTACAGTAGCATCATCAGTTACATTAAATCCTGGAATAATCGCTATCTCTATTTTATCAATTGATACTCCATCTAAGTTTAAAAATGGAGTAAACAATATCCATTCAACTTTATTGTCATAATGGGTTACTACTGATTTATCTAGTTTCCCTAAATGACCATCAAATTTATCACCATATATCCATAAAGAATTCCTTGCATCAAATATTCCATTAATTGCTCTATATGGATTATTACCAATTGTATCAGTTTTTATAATAGACCATGCATGTTGTAAACCCATTGTTTGTGAAATAGTCTCATTGAAACATAATGTTTCATTTGGAAGATGAACCAAGACAAATGTAACTCCATCTTCTGTATAAGTTTCCATACGCATATCTGAAAGTTCTGGTTCAGTATACTTAGCCAATATTTTATCAATTTCTCTTGTAGTTACTTTAACAGATGCTCCAGCAGATAATACGTGTACTGAAACAGCCTCTTCTTTACTTCCTCCAGTTATATAAAAAACTCCATTAAGTTCACACTTAGCATGAGTAGCAACTATACCAACCTTTTGAGCTCTTGTATCTAGTCTTTGAAAAGCAAAATTTTCTGAAGCATCATTTACAAAATACTCTATTGTGTATCTGCCAAATACCATTACTTTATTATCTTTAGTTTTAGCAACACCAAAAGAAATATCTGGCATAAATTCTGCAGTAGCAAATTTTAGAGGATCAATAGATTCTTCATCATTAATATCAGTATGATAAATATATTCACCATCTGTTAAAAAGTAATAACCATCAATCCAAACTCCATCAATTGGATTTCCTAGGTCAGGATCAACTACTTCTCTGAAACCACCAATTGCATCATACAAAAACATTCTTCCATCAGCTATTATAGCTTGTGTATTGAAACTGTAAAAATTCTGTAAACGACATTGGGAAGCTCCAGGAATTACTCCTAGAACAGTAACTATGCCTGTAGGAGATACAGATATTAAATTTGTTCCTGAAACTCTAAAATGCATATTAAATCTTTCATTGTAATTTGCTCCACGATCTCTTTGAGTACCCATACCAAAAGAAGTAAGTCCTGGATATGACTGCATATAACCTTGAGCCCCAAGTATCTCCTTTTGGACTGCATACATATTCACAGGTAAAGCATCTCCATAGTCTGTAAGAGAACTTACTTTATCACCTTTTATTAGAGTAACTGGTATTTCAGGCATTAATTTCCCTAAGCTAATAGTATTGTATCTTCTGTATTAAGTTTCATTAACATTCTTGTATTCATAGTACTTATTCTTATATTGGTAACTCTGTTACTGTAATGAAGTTCACCAATATTAAAAATCACTTTACACCAGGCATCAAGACTACAATCTGCAAAAACAAAACCAAGTTGTAATCGTTGATTAAATATCCATGTTCTTGCTTCATGACCACCAACTAGATTAATAAGTTTAATCTTTACTGGATTAGTAGTATATGGACTATTCTCAATAATGGTAACATAATCAGGAGTCTTAAGTGACGTACCCGGAATGAAAACAACAGATTGAACATTAGTTTTTAAAGGCATCATATAGTCAGAATCTATGCCACTAACCTCAATAGTTCTATTTGTGGTTATAATAGTATTTGCCATACTATGTTCCTTTTAACTCACCGATATTAAAGATTACTTTTGCTCCCTGAGTAAATGTCCCATTAGCATAAACAAATCCAAGTTGCAATCTTTGATTAAAGATCCAACCTCTGGGTTCACCATCACCACTTAAAAGTCGAACCTTTACCGGATCTGTTATATAACCACTATTTTCAATGATATCAACAACATCATCAACTGCACCTGGGATAAAAACAACTGACTGAACATTAAGTTCTTGAGGCATCATATAATTAGAATCTATTGCACTTACCTCAATAGTTCTGTTAGTAATCTGGACTGTATTAGCCATATTATACCTCCGGTGTAATAAGTCTGAAATTTATAATTCTTGTTTCTACTCTACCATCTGAAGTTGTTGCCACAATCTTTACTCGGGATAAACTAGGTGAATCACTGGAATTACCTACAGCAGTTACATTATATGATACATCAGGAGTAGCAAGAGAGTCTGAATTAATTGTAAGTCCAGTATCTGTTTCAATAGTATAAGCAGATATATCCTCACCAGTTTTGAGATAAGAATCAAAATGCTCTACAAAATCATTTATATCCCCAATATACATTGTCTTAGTTACACATGCATTAGGAGCTTCATTTTGTTTCCTAAAAAACTTTTCCCATCTCAAACCTGCAGATGATCCACTTCCTCTTGGCATTCTATCAGGATATTGAACTTGCTTAATCTTAGCAGTTGCTGATGATAGAAAAGAAATACCTGCAGAAGCCTGTCTTATTAAAGCAACATCAGGTATAGTTCCTTTTCCATAATCAGGCATTAGTCTAACTGCAAGATTAACATCATACGAATGCCAGAATTTTCTATCCATATTATGAGGAGCATTAGGATCAGGTTCATCCTCAAAAGCATAACCAGTACATATATTTCTACCTGCAAATTCTGCAGCCATATTTTCAAGTTTAGAAAGAGCTAATTCTAAATCTTCAGGAGATGGATCAACTGTAATTCCTGAAATTCTTAAAGCTGACAATGCTCTATTTAGAATGTCTCCTTTAGTGTCACCAGTCATAATAACCTCTTACTGTTTTATAACTCTTTTAAATGAGGGTGTTTTAACAGGTTCCTTAACAGGTTCCTTAACAGGTTCCTTAACAGGTTCCTTAACAAGTTCCTTAACAGGTTCCTTAACAGGTTCCTTAACAGGTTCCTTAACAGGTTCCTTAATAGGTTCCTTAACGGGTTCCTTTGATACAGACCACCCGTCTTTGAGTTCATGTTCATATGAAAATTCATTACATATTTTAAATCTTCCATCTTTCCACAATACT